AGATTGGACTGAGAACTACCGCATCTTGTGTGCTGTGTTTGGCATGGTCTGGGGTGTTGGCTTTTCTTACCGCATGAAGCAGGACTGCAAATGGGCCTACTGATTGTGTACATCGTTGTCGATTGGCTATTGGAGGACTTATGAGTAAAGGTTCAAGCCCACGCCCCATCCCTAATCCTGAGAAGTTTCGGGACAACTGGGAAGAAACATTTGGCAAGAAAAAAGATGAAAAGGAAAAGAAATGATTATTTGGATTGTCAGAAAACATCCAACCGTTCATTTTGGTTGGCATAGAGGTGGAACATTGAAAGCTTTTGAGATTTACAGCACTCACGCCACAAGGAAAGAAGCGGCTGAAATTGCAAAACAAAAAAATGTTAAAGCAGAAAAATACGATTACATGGTTGGCAAAGTTGAACTAAAGGAAAAGAAATGAGTAGTTACGCAGAATTGGAAATGAAGGTCTTGCAATGGTCCGAGGCTCGCAAGATTGTGCCAAACAGCACACCTTTTGCACAGTCAATCAAGGCCGTAGAAGAGATTAACGAGCTGGTAGACGCATTGCGTGATGGCAACAGGATTGAGGCTATTGACGCTGTTGGTGACACTATGGTGTGCCTGATTAACGTCTGTGCCTTGATGGATGTCAACCTGACAGACTGCTTGGAAGCTGCCTATCACCAGATCAAAGACCGCCGTGGCTACATGAACGCCGAAGGCATCTTTGTCAAGGAATCTTGATGTCAGTAACAGTCGATATTCAAGAAACATTGTGCGATCGTCAGCTAACACATGGCGATTTTTCCACTCATGCACTTATTGCTCAGTCAATTAAGTGTCAGATGTTCAATGCTCATGGCTACAGCAGGTTAGGCGCTATGCAACGTGAAGCCTTAGACATGATTGCTCACAAGATCGCACGTATCTTGAATGGCAACCCAAACGTGCATGACCATTGGCACGACATCAGTGGTTATGCAACCTTAGTGGCTGAACAATGCGTGGAGAAAGAACATGAGTGAAGTAAACATCATCCTGACAGACAAAGAAGACGGAACTCTTGGCATCCGTATCGTGTCTGACGCACCTGATGACTCTGGTGCAAGCACTATTGCAAAGATGTTCATTGAGTTTGTAGGACAACTACAAGCCCAAGAGCAAGCTCCAAAAATTATCACAGGAGAAAAGTAATGGGTCCAATTATTGGTTTTCTTTGTTTTTTTGCATGGTTGACTCACATCTTCACTTGCTTTGCTCACGGCTTTTGGGGGTTCTTGGTGGCTGGCGCTATCTTTTTCCCCATAGGAATTTTGCATGGGTTCTACCTGTGGTTCAATTAATGTGATATAGTAGTTTGAAACACGGCTAGGAATGGCCTGATCTCCATTCCGAAAAGAGTTACTCCCTCTCCTGCCGCTTGTTTCTTTTCTAGGGAGCCTAAAAGGCGAGAGTAATGCACTATTACCAATTCCACATTGGTGACTACATCAGTCACACTATTCATCTTTCCCTTGAGGAAGATTTGGCATATCGGCGTTTGCTTGATATGTACTACGACACTGAACAACCAATACCCAACAATATCCCACTGGTTTCCCGTAGGTTACGTCTGGGTTCTGATGTTGTGCAATCTGTTCTGGATGAGTTCTTTGTTGCTTCTGATGAGGGGTACAAAAACCTACGAGCAGACCTCGAAATTCGTGAATATCATGCGTTTATTGAGAAGCAGAGAAACAACGGGAAGCTAGGCGGTAGGCCAAAGAAAACCCAACGGAAACCCACCGCTAACCCAGACCAAAGCCAAAAAAAGCCTAACCAAGAACCATTAACCATAAACCATAAACCAAAGGTAGAGAAGCCTGACGGCGTTTCTGACCAAACTTGGGATGATTGGTTGCAGCTTAGAAAATCAAAGAAGGCAGCAGTAACCGCTACTGTTGTCAAAGGTGCTGAGAGAGAAGCTGAAAAAGCTAGCATGTCACTTGAAGACTTTTTGCAGGTTTGGTGTATGCGTGGTTCGCAGGGTTTACAAGCCGAATGGCTCAAGCCTGAAGAAAAGAACAAAGGCACATCTTTCCGTGAACGTGATGAAGTTGAGAAGCGCCGTAAGTGGGAAGAGATGACAGGCCGTAAGTGGCCTACCGAGAACAACACAACTTTCATAGAAGCAGACACAAACTTTTTGGAGATCGGCAATGATTAATTTAAAAGCAATGGACCGACTGTTTGACAGGCTCTCTCTGACCTACGGTAGCGCATGGTCACGCAAGTGGGATGGCTCACCGATTCAAGAAGTGAAGTCTATGTGGGCGCATGAGCTGTCATCCTATGCCAACCGTTTGGAAGACATTGCATGGGCTTTGGAGAACCTGCCAGAGAACTGCCCTAATGCCATCGAGTTCAAGAACCTTTGCCGTAAAGCACCAAGACAAGAAGCCCCGCTGCTACCTATGCCTAAAGCCAACCCTGAACGACTCAAGGCAGAGCTTGCCAAGCTGTATGAGCCAGCCAAGAAAGCTGCCATTCAGTATGAGACTACAGATGGACGGGAATGGGCTAGACGCATCATTGCCAGACACGATGCTGGTGACAAACTAAACGCAGTGACGTTGCGCTTTGCTCGTGAGGCTCTGAAATGAACAAGAGTACAGCCCACGCAATCCTGAACCAAGTCAAGCTTGGCATGTATTTCTCAGAAGCAAAGATAAACGAAGCACTATATACAACTGGTGACCTTGATGTACAACAAATTGCGCCAAGAGCTTGTAGAACACTACGCGAGGATGGCCTTCAATCCTGCTACGTTAGAACAAGCCAGATGGAGTACGAAGAAATTGAAGGACGATCCTACTGGTCTATGGATTGGAATAGAAGACGAAATAGCAGTCAGATTGAAGGAGCTGGAAAATGAAGAAGCCACGAAAAAAATACACACCAAAGCCGATTCGCGTTGACACCATGCACTACGTAAAGTCTGGCCTACTGAAAGTTGCTGATGTGCCAGTAGCAGGTACTAAGCTATCAATGCAAAACCATGTGTCCTTTGACGAGATTCGTGAAGGCCGTGGTGACTCTGACCATGTGGACGTTCTCATCAAGATGGTGAACATAGCAGAAGCCTTAGCCAAGCTCCAGCTAGGCCGTGATTGGTTGCCAGAGATTGAGCAAGCACAGCAAGCCCTGCACGACCTTGGGCAACGTGGCGTAAGTGGCAAAGGCTTTATCTTCAAAGGTGAAGAGCTAAGTATCGTGCAGACCATCCTTGAATTGCATGATGAACAACTGAGAAACTGCCCCGTCAAGAAGATGGAAGAAGCCATTGACATGGTGGACAACGAAGAAAAGCATGGACGTATGCGCCGCATTACACGATTGGAATACGCATGAAACAAGATGAAATCATTGAGTTGGCTAGACAGGCTGGCATGGCGTTAGAAAACTATGGTGGGACTTTGTTGGTGCGACATCTTCCATCTGACAGTCTTGAAGTTTTTGCCAAACTGGTAGCAGCTAAAGAGCGTGAGGATTGTGTACGCAGGGCGCATATTGCGCTTCTTGGTACGCTTGAATCAACGGCTGGTCGTGTCATACACGCAATTCAAACAAGAGGTGAAGCATGATGTACTTAGGCATAGACCCCGGCTACACAGGTGCTTGGGGCCTGATTGACCACAATGGCAAATATCAATCTTGTGGTGACATGTTGCACAACGAGAAGCACATTCTGTCTCGCGCTGTTTGGGCAGAGATGTGCCAAGCAATTGACCGACAGGATGTGGAAATCATCATTGAATCCGTTCATTCGATGCCGGGCCAAGGTGTCAGCTCCAGCTTTAAGTTTGGAATGGCCTTTGGAGCCGCTATAGCCATCACAGAGCGCTTTAATTGTCCTTGGCATCTGGTTACCCCTCAGAAGTGGAAAAAGGCTTTAAAACTCGATTCAGACAAGAATCATTCTTTGGAGCTGGCACGAGAGCTTTGGCCTAACGCACCACTGTCTCGCAAAAAAGACAATGGCAGGGCAGAGGCGTTGTTGTTAGCGGAGTATTTACGCCGTGAGCAACAGTAAGCACTTTGTCGATTGGGACGGGTTGGACTTCAAAGAAAAGGAGTCTGACTACAACAAGTACCACAAGAAGCCAGACCACTTCAAAGAGACTTTTGTTGGTCCACGGAATACTTGGGGTGGTGCTAGGCGTGGTGCTGGACGTAAGCCTTGGAAAAAAGTTGAAGAAAAATCACAAGATGGCTTGACTGTACAACTAAAACTGAATAACATACAGGTTATGTTACTCAAAGAGATGGGTAACGGAAGCTTGGACGCAGGTGTTCAGGCGTTAATTGAAAAGGAAATGTAATG